AAGAGCTCGAATCCCAGAACTGAATTCTACTCCGCCGATCTAAAGCATGCAACCGACACAATTCCAATATCAGTCGCACTCGCCATATGGGCAGGTGTCGCTAAAGGACTGCAACTCCCACCTCGAGAGGTCGAGCTAGGCAAAGAAGTGCTCTCTGCCAAGCAGCTCATCTATCCTGACGGACAAATAAGCACCCAAAGGAAGGGGATCCTAATGGGATTACCAATCGTATGGCCGATCCTCAATTTGGTGAACATGTTTTGTGCAGAATTTGAACAGATTGATCCTAGCGAAGCATCGCGGTATGTCGTGCATGGTGATGATCTCGCAGCCCTTTGGCACCCAGCTACAACAGCCAGGTACCAGCAGAACCTCCTCAGACTCGGACTCGAAAACAACGAGTCCAAGGAGATCAGATCCCCTTTCGGGGGTGTCTTCTGCGGGATTTACTACCAAGTCACTTGGGCACACACCACCGTCAACCCTAATTCAGACATGGTTCCGGAATCCGTAAGAGCGATTCCAGTCCTGTCACTACAAAGGGTCCTCCAACCGGACTCGGAAGGAGGAGCGGATACCCCAGTCGAGTTTAAACTCAGGGCTCTGCTTGACGAGTCATTACCAGAGTTGCCTAGCCGGTACCACAAAAGGTTCAAGAACACCTTCCGCGACATCCATGCCAAGCCTCTAGCCAGACTATACCACGCCAAAATCTCTCTGTCCTTACCCGTCGAGCTCGGCGGAGCAGGCTTACGCGAACTTTACACTTTGTCCAAGAAAGAAAGGCACTTAGCCTACCGATGCTTAGTTACAAATCAGATTGATCACATCAAACTTCATTTAAGTAACGCATGGCAGACATGTCGCCTCCCGACAGAGCTTGCTAAGGCTTATACTTCCGCATCCCAAGATGCTGAAGAGATGCTCAACAAGCTCAAATCGGCCCCAGAAGGGAGGCTCAAATCCTCGGACATCGTCAAATCCGCAGCTGCTCTGGAACTGTCACGACAGTCCCAGGTTCTGACCATCAGTAAGTCAATGATCAGATCCACCAAAGCCCTG